CGTGCCGTTGATGAGACGGACATCGGTCAGGAACTGATTGAAGGCGCCGCATGAACCCGAAGGAGCTGAGACAGACCTATCGCACGGTGCTGATGAGCGAGGACGGCGAGAAGGTGCTGGAGGATCTCGGCGCGCGCTTCGGACTCTGGAAATCGAGCTTTACGCCTAACTCGGATGAGACGGCGTTTAGAGAGGGGCAGCGCGATGTCGTGCTGTTCCTGCACAACATGATCAAGGATCAACAACCGAAGGAGTAATCACTTATGTCCGATGAACAGGTAGCGGAAGCTCCGGTAGCAACCGGGGAAGCTCCGTCTGGAAGTGAGGACTGGCTGGCAACACTGCCCCCGGAACTTTCCGCAGACCCGTCGCTGCAGCATATCGGCAGCGTCGAGGCGATGGCGAAGTCTTACATAAACGCCCAGAAGATGGTTGGAGCTGAGAAGCTCGCGATCCCTGGCAACTGGGCGACGGAAGAAGACTGGGATCTTGTTTACAACAAGCTGGGCAGACCGGCAGAGGCTGGCGACTACGATCTAGGTGAGATGGAAGGCGACATGGCGGACTGGTTCCGTCAGGCCGCGCATCAGTCAGGACTGTCCGATCGGCAGGCCGCGAAGCTCGCAGAGGCATATGGCGAGTTCGCAGGGCAGGCGACGGTGATGTCCGAAGAGGCGATGGAGACGCATCGCGAAAACATCGAGCAGGAATTGCGGCAGGAATATGGCGGCGATTTTGACGACAAGATGGCGCGCGCCAACGAGCTGCTGAAAGAGTTCGACGCGCCGGACCTGACAGAGATACAGCTCGCGGACGGCAGTCTGTTGGGTGACAACCCCGAGCTGGTGCGTCTCATGGTCAACATCAGCGACTATGTCGCGGAGCAGATCAGCGAGGACGGTCTGGCAGGCAGAGACAGCCGGCCGGGCCTGACCGACGAAGACCTGCAGGCGCGGCTGACAGACATGACGGCGAAGAGTTCGCCGTACTGGGAAAAGCACCACCCCGATCACGATCGCGTGGTTAACGAGGTGCTGCGACTGAGAGAGCAGATTTATGAATGATCTAGAACTGCGTTTGGAATGCCTGCGCCTGGCTGTTCAGTTTGGCAGCACGCGCAGTGTGAATGACCCGGTTGATCTCGCAGAGAAATATGTCGGGTTCATCAAATCCGCGGACAAGCCTAAGTCGGCCCCGCGGCGCAAGCCTGTGAGTAAGGCGGACCAGTCGGCCTAACCGACAGTGAGCCAGGCGCAAGCCTGATAACCCACGCACACATTCTAACCTCAACTGTAGGAGCATGAGTTATGTCAACTCAGGTCACTACGGCGTTTGTGAACCAGTTCAGTTCCAACGTCGCAATGCTCTCGCAGCAGATGGGAAGTCTGTTGCGAGGAGCCGTTGATACGGAAAGTGTCACCGGCGAAAAGGCTTTCTTCGACCAAGTCGGAGAAGCCGCTGCGGTTGCGCGCACGTCCCGCCACGGCGATACGCCGCTGGTCGAGACACCGCACAGCCGGCGCATGGTTAGCCTAACCACTTACGAATGGGCCGACCTTATTGATGATGCTGACAAGGTCCGCATGTTGATCGACCCCACGTCTTCGTATGCCCGTGCGGCTGCGGCGGCGATTGGTCGAGCGATGGACGATGTCATCATCGACGCCCTTGGTGGCACCGCGAAAACTGGCAAGGAAGGCACGACCTCTACGTCGTTCCCGGCTGGTCAGAAAATCGCACACGGTTCCGCCGGACTGACGATTGCCAAGCTGGTCGAAGCTAAGAAGAAGCTCGACGCCAACTCGGTCGATCCGTCGATTAAGCGTTACCTCGTTTGCTCGCCTGAGCAGATCGAGGATTTGCTTAATAACACAACCGTCACTTCGAGCGACTTCAACACCGTGAAGGCCTTAGCTCAGGGTGACATTTCTTCGTTTGTCGGATTCGAGTTTATCGTCTCGAACCGTCTGTCGGACGACGGCACTTCTCGCCTTTGCTACGCATGGGCGCAGGATGGCTGCAAGCTGGCGGTCGGTAAGGACGTCATGGCTCGCATCGATGAGCGCAGCGACAAGTCTTATTCCACGCAGGTGTACTACTGCGCGACCTTCGGGGCGACCCGGATGGAAGAAGACAAGGTCGTTGAAATCGCCTGTAACGAGTAAGGGAGGACTGAACAATGGCTACTGTTTACAGTGACGTTCGGACCGACCTGACGCAGGACGATCCGAAAGAGTTTGTACAGGCAAACCAGCTTGGCGGTTCAGTTCGTGTGGCCCGTGCGGTCTACGAAGCCTCCTCGCTTGCGTCTGCTGACGTCATCGAGATGTTCTCGCTCCCCCAGGGCGCGCGTATTCTCGGCGGCTACCTGTACAACGACGCTCTCGGCAGCTCGACCACCCTGTCGGTGGGTCACGCTGCCTACACCAACGGTTCGGGTTCTTCGGTTTCCGCTGACGCGGACGAGTACCTTGCTGCAACTTCGACCAGCTCTGCTGGCCGTAATGACGTTGCCGCGACGCTCGCCCTTTCGGCGAACACCGAAGTCGATCTCGACCAGTCGGTGATTGACAACGAGTTTGTCGTCACGGCTACGATGGGCGGTGCTGCTGGCACCGGCACCATCGAGCTGATGATGATGTACGTCGTTGACTAATTGAGTGGGGGGGCTTCGGTCCCCCCTCTCTTTTTTTAAGGATTCAACATGGCATCAGACGTAGACATCTGTAACAGCGCGCTGAACATGATCGGTGCGAGTAACATCATCTCGCTGACAGAAGACAGCCGCGCTGCGCGCGTATGCAATCAGCGATATGCGTTTGTCCGCGATGCAGTCATGCGCGCTCACCCGTGGAACTGTTTGGTCACACGCACCAGCCTCGCTGCCGACAGCGATACCCCGGCGTTCGAGTTCGACTACCAGCACACCCTTCCCACAGATCCCTATTGCCTGCGTGTCCTGCGGCCGCAAGATCCTGACACGGTATTCCGCGTCGAGGGTCGCAAGATCATTAGCAGCACGACACCGTTCAAGATGATCTATGTCGCGCGGGTCACGGACCCCAACGAATACGACCAGCTCCTGATTGAGTCGATCGCGGCACGCCTCGCTGCCGACGTTTCCTATGCTCTGGTGAACAGCGCCAGCCTCTCGCAGATGCTTATGGCGACCTACGACAGCAAGCTGTCAGAGGCGCGCTTTGTGGATGCGACCGAAGGCACGCCGGCGAACACGGTCAACATCGATCGTGCGAGCTACACCGAAAGCGACGTCTTCATCTCTTCGAGGTTCTAGGTGCCAAAAGTCAGCACAGCCTTTGCCAACTTCACGGCCGGCGAGATCACGCCCAAGCTCTTTGGGCGCACGGACATCTCGAAGTACGACAACGGCGCCGAGCAGGTTGAGAACTTTCTGGTGCAGCCGCATGGTGGGCTGATGCGTCGGCCCGGCACGCGCTTTGTGTCCGAGGTTAAGAATAGCTCAAACGCTGTCCGGCTGATCCCCTTCGAGTTCAACGTCGAGCAGGCGTATGTGCTTGAGTTTGGGCCGCTGTACTTCCGCATCTATCGTGACGGCGGCGCGGTGACATCGAGCGGGTCGCCGGTCGAGGTGACGACGGTCTACACCGCGTCGGATCTGGACGGCCTCAAGTTCGCCCAGGCGGCGGACACAATGTACATCGTTTCGCCTAATCATCCGATCTACAAGATCACGCGCACCAGCCACACGGCGTGGACTTTTACCGAGGTCACGACAGCCCGCGGCCCGTTTCTTGATCAGAACACGACAACCACCACGCTGACGCCTGACAGCCGTGACGGTACGATCCGGCTGACGGCCAGCGCCAGCCTGTTTACGAGCGACGACGTTGGTCGGTTGGTCAAGATCGAAGACGGCTTCGTCAAGATCACGTCGTTCACGTCGGCGACGGTGGTGGACGGCACGGCGCAGGAGCTGGAGGACGGCCGCGCAGAAATCCTGCCGAGCTACACCGCTGCCACGATCTCGTTCCACGAAGGCGACCCGGACGCGACCGGGCTGGAGCATAACGACCGCATCGAAGACACAGCCGCCGCGTTCATCGACCAGGGGTTTAAGGTCGGCCAGACAATCGTCATCAGCGGCTCGACGTCAAACAATACGACTGACGGCCATCTGGTCGTGGACGTCACCGACAGCGTGATTACCCTGGCGCCGGGCGCGGATTTGACGACAGAGGCAGCGGACACAGGCCACACGTTGCAGGGTAAGCTGGTCGCGACTGACGAATGGTCGCTGGGTGCGTTCAGTAAGACGACCGGCTACCCGCGCGCGGTTGCGTTCTACGAGCAGCGCCTTGTGTTTGCCGGCACGTCAGAGCAGCCGCAGACGCTCTTCTTCAGCCAGGGCGGCGACTTCGAAAACTTCGAGAGCGGGACCGCGGCCGACGACGGCATGGTGTATACGATCGGTTCTAACACCGTGAACGTCATCCGGTTCCTTGCATCGACGCGGAACCTGATTGTCGGGACATCGGGCGGCGAGTTCGTGGTCCGCGCGTCAGGAGCTGACGAGGCGATCACCCCAACCAACATACAGATAAAACAGCAGACGTCGCACGGTTCTGCAGACATCGCGCCGATGCAGGCCGGCAATGCGGTGCTGTTCGTGCAGCGTGCCAAGCGCAAGGTGCTGGAGCTGCAATTTAACTTCGACGTGGATGGCTACATCGCACCGGACGTCGCGTTGATCTCCGAGCATATCACCGAGAACGGGCTGGACGAGCTGGCGTACCAGCAGGAGCCGGACAGCATTCTCTGGGGCCGTCGTGGCGATGGGCAGCTTGCCTGCATGACCTATAAGCGCGAGGAGCAGGTCATCGGCTGGTCACGTCAGATTATTGGCGGCGCGTTCGGAACGGGTGACGCGGTCGTGGAAAGCATCGCCACTATCCCCGGCGATCTGGATGAGGATCAGGTCTGGGTCGTCGTGAAGCGAACAGTGAACGGCGCGACCAAACGCTATGTAGAGTTCATCCGAGACTTTGACTTCGGCACCGACGTCAACAACGCCATCTTCGTAGACAGCTCGCTGACCTTTACAGGCGTGACCAGCACGCTGGCCGGCGACGAAGCCGCAGACCAGACGACGATCACGCTGGCGGACGCGTCTTCGTTTCCCACGTCAGGCGCCATCAAGATCGGCACGGAGGTCATTACCTATAGCGGCAAAAGCACCAACGACCTGACGGGCTGCGTGCGTGGCGTGGTTGGTCCGGCCGCAGCGCACAGCTCGGGCGCTACGGTGACGCAGGCGACGTTGTCCTTGACGGGGCTTAGTCATCTTGAAGGTCAGACTGTCAGCATTCTGGGCGATGGTTCGGTCCACCCGGATAAGACGGTATCGAGCGGCGCAGTCACGCTGGAGCGGTACGTCACGAAGGCGCACGCCGGGCTGTCCTACAACTCGACACTGCGGACGCTGCGCGTGGACGCCGGCAGCGCGATGGGGACCAGTCAGGGCAAGATCAAACGCATCAACGAATTGACGGTGAGGTTGTATCGATCGGTGGGCCTCAAGGTTGGCCGCGATGCCAGCAACCTGGACATCGTACCGTTCCGATCATCTGCGACATCAATGGACGCGCCGATCGCGCTGTTTACCGGCGACAAGGAGATCGAGCTGAACGGCAACTATGACACCGATGGTCAGCTCACGATTCGACAGGACCAACCGCTGCCGATGAACATTCTCGCCGTCTACGCAACACTGAGTACCTTTGATCAGTGAGGATTGTGCCGTTCGAGATAGCGCACGGCGAGGCGCTGCTTGAGGCTGATCTGAACGACGATCGCAACCGCCCGGCACCTGAGTTCGGCAATTTCATGCCGACGCTGGTGCATGAGGATATGGCGTTCACAGGCATCGACAACGGCTACCTGGTAGCAGCCGCTGGCATCTTCCCGCTGTGGGAGGGCGTCGGCGAGGCGTGGTTCCTGGGCGCCAGCCGGGTCGGCCGGCATCAGCTCCGCGTGGCGAAGCTCGTCCGTGAGGGGCTACTGCGTATTGCCGAGGAGCAGGGGCTGTGGCGCGTGCAGGCGGCGATGCGTAGCGACTGGCCGGAACTGTCGCGCTGGGCAAAGTTTCTCGGCATGGAACACGAAGGCACGATGCGTCAGTACGGCGCGAACAAATTAGATTACGAAAGGTGGGCTTGGTTAGATGGGCGTTGAAACTGCAATTATAGCATCGGTAGCAGGCACCGCGATCAGTGCCTACGGGCAGATGCAGACGGCCGCTGGGATGAAAGCTGCCGGTCGCGCTGCTATGCAGTCGGCAGAGTTCAACAAAAAAGTTCGCGACCGTAATGCGCGTGTCTCTGACCAGGAGGCCAAGCTACGCGAGCGCGTCGGCGGTCAGGAGGTCGTCCGGTTCCGCAAGCAGTTCGACAAGCTGCAGGCGCGTGCCGGCACCGCGTATCGCAAGTCGGGCGCCCTCGCCAGCACAGGCACGCCGCTGGAGGTGCTGCGAGACAGCGCAAACGAAGCCGAGGAAGAGATTCAAACCATTCGCCTGACAGCCGCGACTGATGCTGGTCGGCTGCGCGAACAGGGCGTCAATCAGCGTCTGGCCGGTCAGGTGGCGCTGCTCGAAGGGCGTCAGCAGAAACTTGCCTATGACATCAAGGCACGCAGCGCCAAGATCGGTGCGCTGACGACGCTGGTCAAAGGCGGCTACCAGGCGAGCCAGATCGTATGAAGGTTCCTACTTACGAAGCACAGCTCCAGCGTCCACGCCAGGGGCAGGGTCAGTTCCTGACGGCACAGATCAGCGCGTCGGCAATGGCGGCACCCGCACGCGCATACGCGGAGTCTGGTCAGCAGCTCGCGCAGGCCGGCGCGGAGCTTGCTGCGTTTGGAATGAAGAAGGCGCAGGTTAGCGCAGATAGCGAAGCCAAAAGCCGCGCGGTCGAACTGGAAGTCGCGATGGCAGATGCCGAGGCGAAAGCGGCGCAGCAGCCAAGTCCGCAAGCTGCCGAGCAAGCGTATCTGGCAGAGGCCAGCCGTCTGAATAAGCAGTACAGCGCGAACCTGAATACGTTGGCGCGCCGCGCGTTCTCAGGCGAAGCTGCGCGCATCAACGCCGCCAGCCGCATCCGATTCATGAAAGCTAACAACGCGCGTGTCGTTGAGGCGCGGGAAGCGAACCTGACAACTG